GGAGATCTAAAGTTCATCATTGGGATAATACAGTACGAAGTGATAACACAAGATTCATAATAACAAAGACAGGAAAAGGTAAAGATAAATTCCAGATGTGGGCTATGAGTGATAAGTCTAGTGAAATACTTTTTCATTTCGGTGATAAACCTACACTTGATGACGCAAAGGAATTCGCATCAATCAGAAAATGGCAAGAGAAAAAATGAGAAAATTTAAAAATTTTGATAACATTACTGAAGCAAGAGATGCATATATTTGGGATACTAAACCCAAAACCTTAGAAGATGCTGAAGATCCAGAAATTATGACTAATGGGTTTGGGAGATTGGGATTTTCTCAACTCAAAGATAAATTGATTAAAGCCTCTAAACAATTTGCTGACTGGGCTAAAGATGGTAATTATGACTCCATTGATAGTTATATGAGTACATACCATAATATGTTAGAAACCCTTCAAGTGATTGAAAAAGAAATGAAAAAACCAGCCTGGAAGAAGAAAATAACAATGTTGAAAAGAGCTGGAAAATGAATTTTAACCCTATGGATATCATATTGATATTCATTTTAGCATTCTTTGTAACTGGATATGCTTTGTGGCTTTTTGGAGCGTTTTAAATGAAATCATTTGTCCAACATTTAATAGAATTTGACAATCCTCAAATATATTGTGACATGGATGGAGTGGTGGCTGATTTTATCACATACACCACAAACATTTTAGGACATAAATTTACGGATGATGATTGGGATGATTTACCAGTTGATATGTTTTTACAATTACCACAAATGCCCGATGCTCGTGTATTATGGGGATATATAAAACAATTTCAACCTTTCATGTTGACAGCAGTACCAAGAGAATCTAGAGGCCCTATTGCAAAACGAGCATGGAAAGATAAAACACGATGGATGCTGAAAAATTTTAAACTTCCATCAAATAGAATGAAAATAGTATTGAGAAAACACAAGAAGAACTTTGCTATGGACGGTAAAGACAAAAGACCAAATATTTTGATAGATGACCACATGGGAAATATCAAAGAATGGGAGTCTGCCGGAGGTATAGGAGTTCACCATATCAACGCCAATTCAACTATCAATGACTTGAAGAAAATAGGATTCCCCTAAACTAAAAAGGAAGTAAAAATTATGAACGAACTTTTCGCGTTAGATGAACTCATAATGATGTCAGTTATTTTATTTGCATCATTTTGGCTTTTCCTATTCAATTATAGAACAGATAATAAAGAGAAATATGAGGGACATAGTTGGTTAATAGGATTTGATCTTATAATCAACATGGGAATGTCTCTCACAGGCTATTTGTTAATTTCAATAGTTTTTAATAATGTTCCACAATTAGCACCGTACATAAGTTATCGGTATCCAGTAGGATTTTTATTTGGACTCACTTCTAATGTAAGTATTCCCATCGTATTGAAATGGTTTCAACAACAAATAACCAAAAAGTTGAACCAAGTTGGAAAAGGAAAATAGATTATGGCACAACAAGAAAAAACTCAAGCAAATGGTAAAGACCAAAAGATACTTCAACATGACATTGAAGAAATAGATAAAAAGGTTGATGAAGTTCAACAACTAGAAAATTTAAATAAAGACCAAATAGTTGCAAGTAAATCATTTATCTATGTTATTATTGCACTTCTAGTATACTTAATCTTTATGATTATGCCAGATATGGATGAAAGCTTTCAAAAGCAAGTACATGAGATAGATAAGAGAATAACATATATGGAGAAAGACCTTTCCGCCGTATTAGTTCAGAGCGAAAGATTCAAAAAGTCCACAAGAGTATTTGCTAAAGATAACGCGTGTGCATCTTGTCATTTAGAACCAGATCATTTACTCCATAACTTACAATCAAAATTTCCAAGTTTTTCCGATATCAAAGCATTCATGAGAGTAGGTCACATGAGATACTATACAGCAACAACTCCTGTAACGGACGAAGAACTGATGGCAGTATACAGGACTTTGAAATGATTCCAGTTGGTAAAGCTATTGTTTGTTTGATATGGCTTTTTTGGATAATAGTCATAGATAATACAGTTGTTGGTCAAGACAATAAATCTATGTCTATAATGGATCATAGTAAGATGACATTATCTGAAATAGAAAAAGTCAAATCTATGGTGATGGTACGAGATAGGGTTATTAAAAAACCAGAATACAATCCAACCTACGGAACCACATACGATAGAGTAATGGAACGAGGATATGTTATTTGTGGAACTAACGATGAATTTCCCGGCTTCTCTGAAGAGGTATATGATAATGAAGACGGTACTATAGTGTGGAAGGGATTTGATGTTGATATATGTAGAGCGGTTGCAGTTGCAGTATTTGGAGATACAGATGCTATACAATTTGATATAATAGACGGTGTTACCAGATTCACCGATTTAATAGATGGTTCAATAGACATATTATCTGCGGCAACCACATATACCTTCACAAGAAATGTTCAAAAGAAGTTTGAGTTTCTACCAACAACATATTATGATGGTCAAGGATTTATCACTAAAAGAACACTAGGTGTATCCTCTGCAAAACAGATGCATGGTGCTAAAATATGTTTCAAGGGGTCTGGAACAGCTGCAAAGAACATTGCAGACTTCATGGAGTTACACGAAATAAAATATATTCCTATAATCGTCCCTGAGAACGAAAAGTCTCAAAATGTGTATCTGAGGGGTGAATGTGATATGTATGGTACAGATAGGTCAGGGTTGGCCTCAAATCGTTTAGGGTTCAACAATCCCGAATTACACATCATACTACCAGAGATAATTTCTAAAGAACCACTTGGGCCGGTAGTTAGGTATGGTGACCAAAAATGGTCTGACATAGTAAGATGGACAGTATATGTTTTGTTTATTGCAGAAGAGATGGGCATCAACTCAAAAAACATTGATACCTTCATAGATAATATAGACCCAAATGTTCAAAGATTTATGGGAGAAAAGAATGGTGATGACCATCCAAATCTTGGTGTCAAAATGGGATTGTCGGCAACTTGGTCGTATGATATAATTAAACAAGTGGGAAATTACGAAGAGATATTTGACCGTAACATCATACAGAAGTTAGGACTAAAACGAGGTCTTAATAAATTATATAACCGAGGCGGTTTACTTTACGCTCCACCATTAAAATAAATTATGACTGAACATGGAACTTACTTAGGAAATCCGTTACTCAAATCTGCTCATGTACCTCAAGATTGGTCAGAGGAACAAGTAGGAGAGTACATCCGATGTCAACAAGATCCTCTGCATTTTGTAACTGAACATATCAAAATTGTTTCCCTAGATGAAGGGTTGATAAATTTTGATGTTCGTGATTACCAAGAAGATATGATAAACAGATTTCACAACGAAAGATTTGTGATCTGTAAGATGGCCAGACAATCTGGTAAATCAACTACTATCCTTGCTTACCTTCTTCATTACATTCTTTTCAACGAAAATGTTTCGGTTGCAATTCTTGCGAACAAGAAAACAACTGCGATGGAACTTCTTGGAAGATTACAACTTGCATACGAACATATGCCGAAGTGGTTGCAACAAGGAATACTGATATGGAACAAAGGAAATATTGAGTTAGAAAACGGCTCAAAGATTCTTGCTAGTTCAACTTCTGGTTCTGCTATTCGAGGTGGTTCTTTCAACATCATTTTTCTAGATGAGTTTGCATTTGTTCCTTCTAACATTTCTGAAGAGTTTTTCAGTTCTGTGTATCCTACGATTTCTTCTGGTAAAACCACAAAAGTATTCATAGTATCTACTCCAAACGGAATGAATCTGTTTTACAAATTGTGGACAGATGCCGAAGAGAAGAACAATGATTATTCTCCAATTTCCGTTCATTGGTCACAAGTTCCAGATAGAGACCAAGAATGGAAAGAGAAAACCATACGAAATACTTCAGAACGACAGTTCCAACAAGAGTTTGAATGTTCGTTTCTCGGTAGTTCTAACACACTTATTTCTACAGAGAAACTTCTTTCGTTAGCTTACAAAACACCAGTTTATCAACAAGGTGGATTAGATGTTTACCAAGAACCGATATTGGGACATACTTATGTAATGGTGTGTGATGTTGCGAGAGGAGTCGGTCTTGACTACTCTGCATTTTCTTTGTTTGATGTAACGAAGCAACCTTACCGTCAAGTTGCAAAGTACCGAAAAAATGACATTTCACCAATGTTATATCCTAATGTTATTTTTACAGCTGCTCAGAAATACAACGAAGCATTTGTTTTAGTAGAAGTAAACGACATAGGACAACAAGTGGCTGACATACTTTATCATGATATGGAATACGAAAATATGATGATGGTTACGATGCACGGTAGAAATGGTCAACAGATTGGTGGAGGTTTTTCTAAAAATGTATCAATGGGAATCCGTACAACTAAACAAGTAAAACGAATTGGTTGTGCAACTCTCAAAGATATGATAGAGAGAGACAATCTAATCATAGAAGATTTTGATACAATAAGTGAGTTGACAACGTTTATTGGAAAAAGTACATCATGGGAAGCTGACGATGGAACTCATGATGATCTAGTGATGTGTTGTGTTCTCTTTTGTTGGTTAGTTCAACAGAGGTACTTCAGAGAGCTCACAGACCAAGATATAAGAGAAAAAATGTTTTCCGAACAAATGAAAATGATAGAAGAAGAAATGGTTCCTTTTGGGTTTATTGAAGATGGTCATGATCCAGAGGAAAATTCAATTCCTGGCGATGATAATGTGTGGCAACCAG